AGAAGATAGACCAAGATTGACAATTGGTGAAGATATCAAGCTTGAATTAAGTGATGATGAAGAAGAACCTGCCGCCGAACCTAGTGGAGTTGTCAAGTTGGATATTTAGTGCGTCTAAGTATCTCTAAACCAATCCACATTGAAAATCAAATGGAATATCAGACTCTTGCGATGATTGTAGGTGCCGTGATGATTGTAGCTGCTTTGTTGTATGTGTTAGATCGCCGTGCAAAAACCCAGCCGGTTGATTACACAGATCTAAGTAAGATTGTTGCTGGTTCAGGTGTTCTAACTAGCGGTGTGTTGTATTCATTAGGAACTGAAGCAGGTTCAGATGTTGTAGAAACTGTTACGTCTGCCGCATCTGCCGCTCAGGAAATGTTCGTTGGTAAGCCAGAGTTTTAAGCTTCAATGATTAATGCATCTCCTAACTGTGCTGCAGAAGGTGTAGCACGATACTGAGTCATGCGTCCAATTTCCTTCTTAGGTACAGCTGAATCTCCACAATATCTCACAATCGCCTTATACAAATCAAATCCGTGGTAACGATCATGATTATCCATCTTTTTGCGGAACATGACTGAAGTTCCATCAGTCTGTTTCATCCACTGTAGAAACAAAGCAAATAATGGGTGATCTGTCTCCTCCTTCGGTCCTTTAGGAAACATATCCCAAAAGACTGATGTAGCAAATCGAACTAAATCAAAGGATGAAGATGCACTGATGTGAGGATGTTTATTATTGTAAAACGGTTCCATGTTGTATTGTCCTCCTGCTTCTTCATCTTCCTGAAACTGACTGCTCATGAACAGTTTGGACTCTTTCAATCCAGCCAAACGAACATTTACAATGGCTCGGTCAAAGTCAATCAGTTTGATAAGGTATCCAAACGTTGGAACTTTATAGGGTTGAGAACCATTCTGGTAGAATAAATGGGTCTGAGTTGTCTTTACATACATTACATTGTTTCCATGGAGATCATTGTGAGTGAATCCAAAGTTACGCTGAGCATAGGCTAAAGCAAACACAATTTGTGAAACCCAAGCAACATGCTTTTCAGATTCAGGATGAAGTTTAAGAAGATCGTAGAATGTACCTTCACAAGGCTCCATCACAGTTGTAACTACTGGAACATTCTTAAAAGTAGCCCATGCAAATGGTTCTGGATCTTCATTATCTTGATCTTCATCTTCATCAAATAGATCTGAACAACCACAAGATTCAATTTCATAGACATCGTCTTCATCCGATTCATCATCTTCCTGTTCAGGAGATTCAGAAGAAGCCATATCATAGGCTTCAACTTCACCTTCTTCATCTGGAGTCAAAACTGTCTCTACATCCATCTCTTCAATATCATCCAATTGAATCTCATCTGCAGTTTCCATAGGAATACGTGCTCTTCGTGTATGACTGAACTCAGCATCGTTACCTGCTGTTCTAAGCTTAAGTTCAAAAGTTTTTCCAATTTTGTCCGCAAACCAAGACTTCTCTGTCAAATCTTCATAGTCATCTGAAATATCAATTGTATGAGACTCTGAAAGACCAACGTAGACACCATAGACTTTAGGAAAATGTTCACATCCAGATTCAGATAAAGCAATCGATGTAATTGCTCCTACATATGCAGCTGTATGAGGACTTTGCATACGTTCCTGCATATCATCTGCTACATCCGTTCGTTTAGGAACTCCAAAAGACCCATAATCTCCTCGCATCGTCTTGAAAGGTGACAAAATCATTGTCGTCTTGCGATGAACTGGAATCGTCTGACCTGCTACTCTAACATGATCACCATCTATAATCGATTCAATCGGATTTCCAAGCTTAACTCCATATTCATGAATTCCAGCAATCGTATCCGTCTTAAAGAGCTTTTCAAGACATGGAAAAAAGGGTTGTAAAGAGTTCATTGACCAATGCGTTCCATCTAACTTCGGCATTCGTTGAAGTTTAAGTGTCAAGGGAGTTGTTTTCAAATCCTTTCCCATTATGAAATGTCTCGGTGATGAATGTGAAAAAATAAACGACGGGGAGAACAAGATGAATTTCCAGCTCAAAAAGTTCAATATGGATATGATCAAAGACCGATGTGGAATGGATTCTCGTAAAAGTCCTATGATCGTGATCATTGGAAAGAAGGATACAGGTAAATCGTTCTTAGCTCGTGATTTATTGTTCAATGTTCAGGACTGCTTTCCTGCAGGTCTCGTTATTTCTCCTACTGAAGCAGTCAACGAGTATTTTCAATCTTTTGTTCCCTCCAAATTGATTCACGATAAGTATGAACCTGCAAAAGTTCAGAATTTTATTAAGCGACAGTTTGCAGCCAAACAGAGATTTTTGAAATCCAAAGCAGGTGGAGCTCCATTTGATCCTCGTGCGTTTATGATTTTAGATGACTGCTTGTATGCTGCAAAAGAATGGATCAATGAAGAATCTACTCGTTTCGTGTTCATGAACGGTCGGCACCTCGATATGATGACGATTATCACCATGCAGTATCCTTTAGGTATTACGCCTAACTTGAGAACCAACGTAGATTTTGTATTCATTCTTCGTGAGAATATCCTAGGCAATCGTCGTAGAATTTACGAGAATTACGCAGGTATGTTTCCGACCTTTGAGATGTTCTGTGATTTCATGGATCAGTGCACAGAAAACTATGAAGGATTAGTGATTTGTAACAATGTTGCTTCAAACAAGTTAGAAGATCAAGTATTTTGGTATAAAGCATCTGAACACCCACCGTTCAGACTTTGCGATCAATCTTTGTGGGCTGATAATCGACCTTTCCAGTCAGCTATGCTAGCCGCCGATGAGTATAACGCCTCTTCTTTGAGGAAGAAAAACGCCGCACCCTCCGTGTGGGTAAGGAAGGAAGGCGGCCGCGACTAGATCCACCAAATCTTTTATAATGTCTTTCAACAGCAGGAGAATTATAATTGGATAGTTCTTTTAATAGTTTTTCATGATTACTAGAATCTCCGTTAAGTATTTGTTCGATTATTGGACTATAATAATCAGGATCAATAAACGCTTTCGATCTTAGTGCTGGATACTTCTCTATATAATATTGAAAAGCTTTTAGTTGATTTTTTCTAATATCCTCTTTAGAAACAGCATCTATATCCATATCATAAAAAGTAGCATCACTATTTTTTGAACGAACAGCTTTTGTATAAGCATCTCGTTTTTCTTTATCTTCTTTATCTTTTGCTTTCCGACTATCAGCTTTCTTTTTAGCTTTTCTTTGTTCATCTCTTATTTGAGCAGATTTCTCAGCCGCAACTTTCTTACGTTCAGCTTCCCTAATAGCAGATTCAGCTGCCTCTTTGGCATATCTTTTTTGAGCAGCTTGCTGACTAGCATATCTCATTCTAGAAAAATGAGTAGATTCTTCAGCAGCTTTCTCACGAGCAGCTTTCTCACGAGCAGCTTGCTCACGAGCATATTCCTCACGAGCAGCTTTCCATTTAGCATAACTCTCACGAGAAGCTTCCCGTTCAGCTTGCTCACGAGCAGCTTGCTCACGAGTAGCTTGCTCACGAGCAGAATGTCTAGGTGGAGGTGGAGGTGGAGCAGCTTGTGGCGGAGGTTGAGCTCTTGGAGGTGGAGGTGGAGCAGGTTGTGGCGGAGGTTGAGCTCTTGGAGGTGGAGCAGCTTGTGGCGGAGGTTGAGCTCTTGGAGGTGGATCAGATCCTGGAAGAGGAAATCTTGAGATCAGTTGTTCATTTGTTAGTCTTGGATTTGATACAAGTGCTTCTCTAATACTTTCAATCCAAATAAAATCTCTTGATGCACAATCTTTACTTTTACCCTCATCTTTACCGCAGTTTGTATTAACATAGTTATCTGGATCTTCAGATATCCAAAGCGCGGGTCTAATCGCTGACCATCTATCAGGATGTCCTGCAAAGTGAAGCAATTTAGTTCTCTTAGTTCCGGGTAAATATTCTGTGCGAATACGATCTATAATTACATTTGGATCTACAGCTATCATACCTGCATTTTGTTTGCGTTTTTTACGGAGTGTCTTTCTAAGACCTCTCATTATTCTAATTAATATATTGTTAATAAATAATGCCTAAGGCCGTAATTCTTTTCAGCTTTAAAAAGGGTGATCCGTCTCCATTACTTAAAGAGTTGTCGGATCTTTCGTTCAATCGAAAAGATGGTCGTCGTACCATTTTTTCAAAGGAGTTTTCAGTTGATGAAGTTGAACTGGATTTAGCTCAACTAAAAGCAGTTAAGGATTCAATTGTAAAAAATGCTACATACCGAATTGGCTCTCCTTTTCGCGTTTGGAAAGAAGCGTTCAAATCAGCAGGTTTGGACCCTGCTGAAGCTGCACTTCTAGCAGGATTAGCTACTGCTAATAAAGGAACTGTAAGTTTTTCAAGTCTTACAGACACTGGAGATTCATCTATGGGTGAAGCACCTGTTCCTGCAGCTGCACAACCTGTTGCAGCTGAACTCAAACAAGAAGAATCACAATCTCAAGGAATTGTGGATGATGATTTTGATGTAGATGCACTTGTTGCAGGTCTTGTTAATACCAAGATTGGTGGTCGTCGTCGTGGAACCAGACGTTCTAAGAAACTAAGACGTCGTTATTCTCGTAAGGCGTAAATACTAAACTCTACGTTTCATACGTCGGACTGAACGTCTACGAAGAGTTTTTCTCCGCCTCATACGTCTTCCTCCTTCATCAATATCCATAGCAGATTCATCTTTTACAGGTGCATCTCTCTTAAACCAAGCTGGAGGATTATTAGGATTTCTGTCCTGTATTCCAACTCCATTCAATTCAAATGGATCCTTATAGTCTGGATTTGCTTCTTTAACTCTTTCGTATTCTTTATTCTCATCAATTCTAGGATCTTTATCGCCTTCTAATAAGGAAACAAATGGTCCAAAATATCTTGGTTGACCTGGAACTCTTGGACGAGATTCAATTTCTTTTCTTCTTGCATCATATTCTCGTATGAAACGTTCTTCTTCATTTCTTGGTTGACCCATTGTAAATACAAAATCAATTGGTTTTCGTGCAAAAGGTTCTACTCCGCCTTTTTGTTTTCTACTTGACTTCTTTGTTCTCATTTATATTTAAAGTTTGATTTTATTCACGTAATGCACCTTCACTAGGGTGGATCGGTTTAGAAGCGTCCGCTAGTCCATCTTCCAAGGTCTTCTTCTCTTGAGCAGACTCCAATGCATTGGCCTTCTTGCGTCTCTCGTTTTCTTCCTTTTGAGCCTTAATAGATTCCTCACGTTGCTCAGCAAAGAACAACTCCTTATTAGACTCGTTCTCCTTGTATTTTCTCATTAACTCATTCAACTCCTTCTCAGCATACTCAACTTCAGGCATTAAATGTTCTGATGGATCCCAAGGCAACCAAGCGCCCACCTTACCGATATACAAATTGTCCTTTGGATAACGACGCTGAAGAACCTTAGCAAACATCTGAGTTTCCTCAACCGTTGCAAATGAACGACGAACCTTGACACCACGCATATTGGTTCTGAACTCAACCTTGTTATCATACATCTCCTGAAGCTCTTTTTCGTTCTTGAGCAAGAAGATCTGATACTGCTCGTGAATATCCGTCTTCTTAACTTCCTCCTTACGCACATTCACATAATCATTTGCATCCTTCAAAAGATCATCAATCTTGACGGAATACTTCTTGGACAAAAAGGCCATGAAGTTTTCAAGTCCCTTAACCTTCCACTCGTAATCCATCCACTCCACGAACTTTTCAAAGAAGAACTCCTGTTTCTGCTTAATCACATTTTCATGACTGATGAAGGAAACAACGCAATATTTCTGTGTAGGAATCTCTGGGTCTTCGTCCAAATAATCAATAGGTCCATTCTCATCTGCCTTTGGAAGCTCAGTAAGGGGCATTTACTTATTCTTGCGACTTGACCTTAAGTTCTTTCTCCGCAGTGTTTTGCGACGAGTTCCTGATTTACGAACATAGGGTGAAATTGTAGCTAGAAAATTGCCTTTACCTGTGTTTTTCATCTCAATCTGATAGGGGGGAATAAGAATGACTTCGCGTTCTTCAGGAAAGAACGAAACTTTTTCAATCCAAACTGCTCTTACGCCAGGTTTTACTTCGATAACTATCGAACAACATTTATTACCTTTGAATTGTTGAATTACGCCTGGATAGTAACTTGTAGACATAATATCATTCTTATGCATATCAATATGCTCTTCACCCTTTATACCACGATATAGTCTAAGAGTCTCCTTTATAACCGGAGACTTCTTAACAATATTCATAAATGAAGAGACATAATATGGAATAGCTCCAATTTTTGTATCTTCTAGTGTATACTTTTTCAGTAAATTAATAGAATCTTCTGTCAGTGTGTTAAAATTTCCTCTAAGAACTTGGTTAATAATACCATCTCCTACATTTGTATAGGATTGCAAAATGTTTGTTTCTTTTGATGTCAGCGAATCTAAAAAGGATGTTTGATCCTCTTGAAAACTAACAGGCAACTGTCTAATGATTCTCCATGTTGATGGAAGTTCATTGATTTCTAAATAGACTCGTTTAAGAACGTCTATCACTTCTTGTTCATCTTCTTGTTCATCTACCCAATCATTCTCTCCAGGAGACCAATGAGAAACGGCTACTTCAATTTCCTTTTCATAATAATTACTAAAAAGAATCTGTGTTTTATCACCTTTAATTAATGTTCCCTTATCTTTACTGATTTCAATTTCAATAGTAGGAAATAGTTGAGGTAAAGACTGTTTTAGTCCAGTCTTTACAGCTTCTTTATATTTAGACTTCAAGACTACGAGAGGTTTTACTGTAGCAATAGCGAACATATTCATCCATTCATTCCCCTCCATTATTTTACCGCAGTAGAATAGTATTTTTACCTCTTGCGACTTGATCTTAAGTTCTTTCTCCGCAGTGTTTTGCGGCGACCTGAATATTGTTTTCTATTTGGAGAAGGTCCTTGAACGCCATAACTTCTCTTAAGAATGTCTCCTTGTTGATATGCATTTTTACCTTCAATTCCACTTAACATAGTAGCAACTCTGCTTTCGGGTCCATGAGGTAATCCAGTAAGAGCACCTGTTAATTCAGCATTTCGTACACCTTGACCTTTTTCTTTTAATGCTTTTTCTTTTAATGTTTTTTCTTGGTAATCCTTGTAATTCTTGTATATACTTATCAAAATTGATTCAATATCCCAATCATACATTCCCAATACACCATCCCAATCATCCTCAGTATCGTCATCATGAACCAAATTCCAATCATTTTGTAGAGGACTCCAATATTCAACTGTTGGACTATCATTATTAAAATAAACACGGGTTGAAGGACTTTTAAAGATTAATCCTAAATCTTTATTTGCTTCAATTTTAACAGTAGGAAATTCATCAGACAATCGCCTTTTAAGTTCATTAGCAAATTTTCCACGAAATTCAGGTTTCATAAACATGAGTCTTTTTGGGTCTAAACCTCTACTAAATAGAGTCTTATACGATGCCCTTCTTACTTTAATTCTGTTTAGTTCTTCCCTCCAATTCTCCATTAAATTCTCCATTATTTTTACCGCGATAGAATAGTATTTTTACCTCTTACGACTTGACCTTAAGTTCTTTCTCCGCAGTGTTTTGCGACGACGCTTTCTACTACCTCCAGTCATTGGTTCAGCACCTGCATCTTCAGTCACGTTTGCAATAAACTTCTCTATTTGCTCAGGAGTAACTGGTTGATTTGTTAATGGATTTTTCTTTTCTTTTCCAACCCATGATTTTTCAAGAGCTTTCCTTTGAAAGATGAACCGATTGTCCTTATTGATTCGAATGATCTGATCACCTGAACGAATAGGATCCATAGTGATTGGATCACTCCATCCTATCTCTGAACGTTTTAAAGTTAAAGTCTCTAATGTTGAATCTTTGTTTGATTCATATACATCTTTTAGAAGTTCTATAACATCTTCTTCATTAGGATCTCCCATATAAGTATCTTCATCTCCTGTCTCCTCAAGAATCTCGTAATGGCGCATCCATTTACCTTTTTCAGGAAACCAATATTCAATCTCTAAGTCAATTGAATCACCATATTTGTAATAGCTAAAATAAAGAAATGTTAGATTACTTCTGAATACTGTTCCGTATTCTTTATTAATTTCAACTGTAATAGTAGGAAATAGGTCAGAATAATATTGTTTTAGTTTAGTCTTTACAAGTTCCCTATATTCAGGCTTCATGAATACAAGACGTTTTGGATCTGCACCAACAACAAGCATATTCCGCCATTCACTCTCCATTATTTTAACGCATTAGAATAGTATTTTTACCTCTTACGACTTGATCTTAAGTTCTTTCTTCGCAGTGTCTTACGACGACCTGAATATTTCTTTCTATTTGGAGCAGGTCCTTGAATACCTGCTTGTTCCTTAAGAATGTCTCCTTGTTGATATGCATTTTTACCTTCAATTCCACTTAACATACTAGCAATTATGCTTTCGGGTCCATGAGGAAGACCTAGTAGTTTAGCATTTCGTACACCTTGACCTTTTTCTCTATATATTTTCCTTAAAATATTCATAACTTTTTTTTCAATTTCTTCATGTCTCCTACGGGGCATAACATTCCATACATCATCATCCAAATCAAAAATAAGAATACTAGCCTCTCTAACACCAGGAAAAGTTATTTTTGTTTTAGGACCTTTAAAGAATGTTCGTTGTAGTCTGTCCTCTATAATTCTAACAGTAGGAAACAACTCTGGAATTTCTGCTTTCAGACCATTCGCAAACTTTTCATGATATTCTTTTTTCAAATCTAATTCTCTACTAAGTGGTACTATTTCAAACATAGTTCTCATCATGAGACTATCATAACCCTCCATTATTTTAACGCATAGAATATAAATGTATGATATCTTTACGACCGCGTATTTGTTCTTTCTTCTTGTTCCTGGTTTTATAGTTACATTGCCTCCTGGTGCAAGCATTATGACCGCAGCAGCCGTCCATGCACTTATCTTCTTCTTGATTCTCCAATATGTATCACTCTACGTTCCTTGGTGGGCAATTTGGCTAGTAGGTGTTTCAACCGTTGGATATAAACTATATTATGGAGTTTAATTGAATATGAAAAATTCTTCCTGCTTAAGAACCAAACAAATGGATTCTAAGCCCAAGCCCACACCCTCTGCTGGCGTTGATGTTGCTGATATTGTCACTCGTCTCGTAAAATACCTCCTTGAAGGTGTCGCAGTTGCGATTGCCGCGTTCGTTCTACCAGGAAAGACCCTCAAGGTCGCCGAGGTGGGTATGATTGCCCTCGTTGCCACTGCCACCTTCGCAATCTTAGATATCTATGCCCCTAGTGTTGGAGCGTCTGCTCGCACAGGTGCCGGTTTCGGTATCGGTGCCAACCTAGTTGGATTCCCTCGTGTTTAAACTTTCAATGCATTGACTAGATGAGATGCTAATGTAGTTGTCAATAATGTTCCATAGTTGTTCTGAGTCATCTGCATGGTTCCCAAAGAAACTACACAAATTGGACTTGAGGTTGTAAAGAGTGTTTTGAGAACTTCTGATAAATCATGAGGAACACAAAATGTATCATAGACCCTCGCAGCTCCATAATGAACTATATAGTTCGCAGCCACTGCTACTACACCTCTTAGTATTACCTCCATTTACTAATTACCTGTATATCTTCTGAATATGACTTTCATTTTAGCCCACCTACAAGAAACAATGGAAGGTTCTACTTTTCTTGTAAGGTATAATGGAAACTGGATTCAGATTCACTCAAGACCCTTTGAGCCTGAGCGTATGACAACCGATGTAGCGTGGATGCAAATTAAAGAAGGTATTACTCCAGAAGAAGCCTATCGCCGTTGGTTTGAGTTGCAGCGTAGAATTTCTCGTGTTCTCAAGTAATGAATACACTCTTGATTATATTGGCTCTTGCTGTGATTGTCACACTAGTTTGGAAACTTTGGAAGCCAATTATTTCTTCTAAACCTAAGCGTGAAGTTCCAAAAGATAAGGCAAATATGTATTTCTTTCACACGGATTGGTGTGGACATTGTCAGAAAGCAATGCCTGAATGGGAAAAGCTAGAATCAGGTCCAAGACAGTTTGGAAATACTGAAGTTTCATTTATTCGAGTCAATGCTGAGAAGGAACGTGAAACTGCAGACTTGTATGAGATTAATGCATATCCAACAATCAAACTTGAAACTTCAGAAGGTTTAAGCACATTCGATCAAGGCGCACCTACTGCTGAAAAACTAACTCATTATTTGAGGATGAAGTTTGGTAAAGAAACGTAAAGCTTGTTCGAATCCTTCGTCAAATAACTCTTTCTTTTGTTTGGGTGTCAACTCTTGCATAAGAGCGATCTTATCATTTTTAAACCATAGAACATTAGGAGTCAGAGTTTCAGTTCGGAATGCTTCATACAATGTAGCTGAATAATCCGATAAGTTCATCTTTTTTAAGCGTTGTTGAGTAATCGAAAGTTCATCACGACTAATATGAAACACTAGACATTCAGAAGGAACAATTTTATGTAGATTATGTGTGTAGAACCCTCCATCAATATAGACATTGTTGTAGAGGATTTGAGGATGAAATATAAACGGCAAACAAGAAGAAGCCCTTATTGCATCAAGAATAGGAACACTACCTGTGAATAACACTGGTTTGCGTGTTGTTAAATTTGAAGCCACAATAAACAACTTTTGTGGAGCATCTGAAATCAAAGCATTTCGTAAGTCAATACCTTGACGATCAAATGCTCTGAGAAGTGTTTGAGTGAAAGCATCCATTGAGAACAGGCCCTTTTCTTGAGTGAAGGATGTGATAGAAGCCAAGTTAATAGAAGGAATCACCGTTGATAAATTGAATTCAGTTTCAAACATATTCTTGATTGCAGGAAGTGGAATGTTGTAAGCCAAACCTGTTGCGATAATAGATCCTGCAGAACATCCGTAGATTCCATTTGGAAACACCAATGGTTGATGTTTTTCAAGAGCTGCTAATCCTCCAATCATCATTCCACCTCTTACACCACCTCCACCGAGTGCAATTGAGCGAAACATTCTTGTATGGAGGATGTAAGGATGCTTAAAGCCCGTGAAGTATGGGAAGAGCAAGAAGATCGGCGTGAAAAACGCATGCGAGCTATGAGACCTGTTCTATCACAACTCTATGGACAGATCCGAAAACAAGCTACACATTCACCCAATGCACCGTATATTGTGTTTGAAATTCCAGCCTATGTATTTGGATATCCTTTGTTTCAAATGTCTGAAGCCCGTGAATACATCATGAATACCCTTTCTCAAGGTGGATACATGGTGTGGGTGATTGATGATAAATATTTGTTGATTTCTTGGTTGAAGACAGCAGGAGGTAAGTTGTCTCAACATCGCCCGCCGTTGCTTACAAACTATCGTCCTCAAGTCTACGATCCTTCAACTCTTGGAAGTATGCGATGAGTTTTGCGTTTTGACTTGCGATTTTTAAGAGTTGATTTTCTACCTCCATATGCTAATTTACCAAAAAGAATTCCATTTGAATATATTGTTGCTTTCTTATTATCATAAGTTTGTATAAAAAATCTTTGTGGATTTTCTTTAAAACCAAAAGCTGCTCCTTCATCAGGTCTAACATTTAATGTTATGAATTTTGACAAGTTTTTTAACATCTTTATAACTTTTTCATGACCTTTATCAGTTGGTTTTCCACGTTCTTTAAGTTTAGCTGTAACTATCTCACGAGCTCGAATACAGTTTTCAATCCATAAAATAGCAACAGATTTATCAGGAATTCCTGTATCCATAACTTCATTTAAATGCGAAGTAAGACTTTGAAAGCTACTTGCACAGTTAAATCGATAATGTGGATCATTTGGATCTTTTTTACTAGAGTCATCACGTTTTGGAGGTATAAACTCTTCTGCATATGGATTAAGTTTTGGTTCTCCACTCATTACTATACTCTAAGAAAATGGATGCTTTCGTTTGGAGACTGTTAAAATCATATGAGCTGCGAGCATGAAGTGGTGGTCCATGATGGTGAACGCGTTTGTACGTGCTGTGGAACGATTTTGGGAGCTTGTATTGATGAGGGTGCCGAATGGCGAGTCTACGGCAATACTGAAG